AGATCCTAGAACGATTTTCGCAACGAAAAGTGCAGTATGGATTGATTACCAGTATAATGATTTATGGCCGTACATGACTGCTGTTGTTGATTACGCTGACTTGTCTAATGACTATGTTGATGCGCAATTGACGTTGGTAACTGATCAAGCATCTGCTGCTTCTGTCTCTGCGGGCGAGGCTCTTGACTATAGAAATGAATCAGAGGTATTTAAAAACTCGGCAGAAGCAGCGGCTGCAGCAGCTCAGGCTGGTGCAGGATTGCCGACTGTTGGAAACGTAGGTGATTCACTGCAAATCGTAGATGAGTCAGGGAATGTAGGTTTCAGGGCTGCTAATATTGCAATAATCCCACTTATAACTGAGACCCTAAACGCAGATTCAGCAGTAGAGTTTGTTGATATTGATAGTTATGATTGCATATCATTTATAGTAGGCGCGTCGCTATCATTTTCCAACCAAGGAGAACTAAGACTCAGAACATCAAGCGATAACGGCGTTAGCTTTGATAGCTTATCTGGGGACTACTATATAACGTCACTTTCTGTAAACTCGTCAACAGCAACTCCTCAAGGCGCTGGCGGAGCCGTAGCACAGTTATCCGCTGGAGGGACTGGGTCTGTAGGTGAAACAACGGATTATTGGGTTGAGATTTCATCACTAACAAATCCTATATCAAGGACAAAAACAAAATGTACGTCAAGTACATTTCTTAACGGAAACGTAGTTCTTTTGGAAATTTCCGCTGGAGCTAGGTCAGTGGCAGAAACAAATAACGCATTACAGGTATATCCATCGAGCGGTACTATGACTGGTACAGTTACATTGTACGGAGTATTAGGGTTATGACTACATATTACAAGAGAGTGAATGGCGTTCGAGTAGCAATGACGCCAGAAGAAATAGCAGATATCACACCTACACCTGCTGAAATTATCGCAAATAAACGTAAGGAGCTTTTGAGTAAATTTGAAGCTGACTTGCAAGCGAATGCGTTAGATATTGCTAGCGCTGTAGCCGAGGACGGTGTTAACGAGCAAACAAATATAGACGCTCTAAGATTAACTCGCGCTCAAATAAAATCACAATTTCAACAAGACATTATTGCGCTAATAACCGGAGGTACAAACTAATGAATTTATCAGATATTCAATGTTCAGCTTGTCGATTAATTGGCTATTACGTTTATACAACAGATTATTTAGGTACTGGGGCGTCTGGTTACTACTGCCAAGTCTGTTATGCGTACTACACAGAACAAGAGTTCGCTAACCGGAACCCAGATTATGACCAGTCAAATGATCATAATATCCCAGTTGTATACCCAAGCTAACAGGTAATTAAAAATGATTAAATACATAGCAACTATCATGTTTGCGATACTTGTCAGCGGATGCTCAACACTGGGCGATCTGTTTGTATCAGGCACCAACGCAGCTTATGTCGTTGATGTTAACGGTGGCAGTGTTAGTACAATGATTCTTAAAGCTGATCTGACAGACGCAGAGGTTGATAAAGTTGTATCTGCAAGAGATACAATAAAAAGCCTTAGAGGCAAGTTTTCCAAGATTGATCCTGGAAATCTCCTATTGCTTCAGATCGACTACTTCAAAGCAAAAGACGCATATCTTGATGTTTACGAAGTTGTTGTAGCTCATAAAAATGAATACACAGCTGACGAATGGCAAGCGTTTGAAGACGCGCACAAAGTGGCGCTATCGCTTGACGAATCAGTTAGTCGTTATATTTTGCAGAGTGATATGAATGGATCGGCAAATCAGTTGATGCTTTATCTAACTTCTGCCGCAAAATTGGCGTTCCTATTATGACTCTAGTATCTTACAAAACACTATTAGCTCCTCAATCCTATTTAGACGCATCACCGGAAAAGAGGTCAAATATCTGTAATGGTTGCGGTACAAGCGGCTGGAAGGGTGCTCTAGTCCCTGAAACTATGTGGGGGCTAAATATCTCAGAAGCCTGCCAGATACACGATTGGATGTACCATGAAGGTCTTACAGAGAATGATAAGGTGTTTGCTGATATACTCTTCTTGAGAAACCTTTTGCGCATCATTAACACTCATGGAGGATGGCTTAAAGTGATAAGAAGATACAGAGCTATGACATACTACAACGCGGTAGCAGAAGCAGGTGATAGTGCTTTTTGGGCGGGTAAAAATGAAAATCAATAAAATTATAATTCACGCTTCAGACACACTGCCAAATATGGATGTAGGTGCAGAGGATATACGAAGGTGGCACGTTGAAGGTAATGGTTGGGATGATATTGGTTATCATTATGTTATTAGGCGTGACGGCTCTATAGAAAAGGGCAGAGATGATAACGTACAAGGTGCTCATGTTCGCGGCCATAATAAAAACAGCTTAGGCGTTTGTATGGTTGGTGGATATAACGGTGAATGCAATTACACCAGTGCACAATGGTTATCTCTTGAATCCATTATCTCAACCTTGAAAGTACAACATAAAAACGCCACGGTTCACGGTCATAATGAATTTAGCGATAAAAAGTGCCCTTGCTTTGATGTTAAATCTTGGTCAGAAACACTATAAGGGGCGCAATGCCCCTTTATCTCACTTCAATCAAATTAGCCCCGATAATAAACTTATTCTTAACACGTCTTCCGCTAGGTTGTGGCCTATGTGTCTTGACTTTATTCATATCGACAAGCATCTTAGTGAACGGCTGAAATACTCCTTTTTGTATCATTGAAACAGCAGTTCCTAAGTTCTCTGGGCACATTTGCTTGTACTGAGGTATTGCAAAAACAGACCACAAGTAGCAAGCGTTATTCCTATTGAATCCGTCTGAGTCAAAATCCATATAGAACTTGTAAGGCTGTTGCTTATTACCTTTTGGTAATACAGTTATTACAATATGCTTTTCAGTAGGCTTGTTATTCTTAAATGATATATCCCACTTTGCATCCTCTACATCTACCCACATAGGCGGAATAATATCTGTTGACAATACTCTTGCTAGAGATGCTTTTTCTTCATGGCTAAAACCTTCATCTAGCTCATTTTCTTGAAACTCCCATTCGTGACCGCAGTTAGGGCATGTCTTTGTTGCCGCTGGAATATTTGACTTATCACATTCTGGGCACTTCTTAACCAGCATCGTTCCATCTATAGGTGGCGGTGGCGGCTCTATTTCATCTACTGGCCCAAGTATTTCTGTTGTTTCTGTAAAGTCGATCCAAAGACAATCCACCTTTCCGTTAGCAATCCTTAAGCCTCTGCCTGCCATTTGAATGTATAGAGCTGATGACGCTGTAAGCCTCATGTTGCCTATTGAGTCTATAGAAGGCACGTTAAAGCCAGTAGTTAGAATAATGCCTGAAACAAGCATATCTAACTTTCCGTTTTTAAAATCACGGATATGTTTTTGACGCTGCTTTTTTGTTAGCTTGCCATGAATAAATTCACACTTGAAATACCTTTTAGCTGATTTGCAGATATGTTCGCAATGCTCGATAGTAGTTCCAAATATAAGATGCTTTTTTCTACCGTACGACAACCTATAATACTCATCTATAGCATTGTCAATCTTTTTCTGTGACGCATCCATGATCTTTGCTATCTTGCTTTCATTATCTTTGTCTTTCATAGACAAAGATGACGTGTCAAACTTGTTCTTAATCTCTTCTGTTGGCGGCCTTAATGGTGCTAGATAACCTAAATCTAGCAACTCTCTAATCGTAACTTTTCCCGTTATTTCGTGGAAAAGCCTTTCTTCTCCGTGGATTAAAGCACCGCCATCCATTCGCCATGCAGTACCTGTAAATCCTATAACGACAAGTCCGGGATTTTTTTCTTTCATGGCGTTAATGAATTGACGATACCTACCTTTCTCTGCTCTTTTGGTGATGAAATGGCATTCATCGACAATGATAATGTTAGGATTAAAAAGCTCTGGATGACCTGATACAGATTGAATTGACCCGTATACAACCTGTCCTGAATGATCTTTCTTTCCAAGCGTGCCCATGTATAAAGTTGAATGTACCGATGGAGCAATGCTTTTAAACTCTTCTAAATTCTGAGATACAAGCTCCTGAGTATGCACTAGGCATAAAAATTTTAGCTTGGAAAAAGATGGTATGCGCAGCATTCTATCCATAAACCAAGCAATCATTGCGCTTTTACCGGAACCTACGCAGGCTTCAACTAATGGGTTTTTTCCTGCGTTCTTAGGGTCTGTTATAAATTTGTATAAGTTTTGAAGTTCTCGCTCTTGATAATTTCTAGGAATCATCATCTATCTATTCCTTTTTAATATCTTCTTTTATCGCTGAAATACCAAATCGATGCTGTATATCATTAACAGTTTTATTGCACCAAGGTTCTGTTTTCCAGTTCTCGTGCATCTGCTGGCTTGTGAATGCGTTTTCTCCGTTGTCGAATTCCATTCCGTTCTTTTTATATCGTATATTTCCGTTGTCCATTCTCCCTATAAGCTCTGCATCTATTAATGTCGGATTAAACCTATGGCAAGTCTTAAATCCTTCTAAGTCTTTAGGATTACTGCTAGAAGATCCGTAAAACGCGCAATGTGCCTCTGTGTCGCCTTCTGTGCTAAATGTTATATAACAACAGTTACGGCATGATGGAGCTGGTATTTCTTTTACTGCCTTGTTATTGATGCGTTCACCAAAACAGACTTTCTTAGCCTTGCAGAACATACAACAAGGATTTGTAGGTGTTTCTGCCCCTCTAACAGGTAAACTGTCGCTTGATATGATTCGCTTAGCTCTTGATCTAACCTGCTCAAAAACATCCTTATTAAAAGGCGTGACAACGATACTAGAGTCTCTTGAACCAGACCCTGCGCACGTTAGAATATGCCATTCTACGCCTTCATAACCCATGTACAATTGAGCTTGAATGTAGTACGTCTCGTTCCACTTTTTAAGTGCGTTATACTCTCCAGCCTCTGCGATATATTTATTGATTAAGTTCCATTTATCAGAGCATTTGTGTTCCCAGATAGCTTTGCCATACTTAGATATTGATGGAAACAAACCGTCTCGATGGCCTCTAAACCATCCACCATGATCTTTAAATCCTAGCTGCCTGCCGTTTTCTCCCTCTGTAACCAATATATACTGGGTTTGATTGAACCGCCTGATATATTCGTCTTCAGAGTGGTGTCCGTCTCTAAACTTCTCCTCTGTTTTCGCTGTAATATATTCTGTTCCGCATCCTCTAAATCCGTACCATAAATTTGCGTCACAAGGATTACCAACGCCTGAAGCTCCAAGATAGAACCTATTCCCTGCTTTATTTGCTTCTGACTCCATTCCCTTGTGAAGCTCATAAAGTATAAACGCAGCCTCTGATAAAGGCTTTGTGTGAGATGTTTTAGCCATATATCTACCGATAAAAAAGGGCAGCATAAGCCGCCCTTTGATTTTGTTTAGTGTATGCTACTGTTGGTTAAACGCTGGGTTTTGAGCTGGCGGCTGAAATCCTGAAGGCTGCTGAGCTGCAAATGCGTTAGCGTTTTGCGGCTGTGCAAAAGCATTATCTGCCGTAGCTTGAGGCTGTGCTTGAGGCTGTGCAAAAGCATTAGACGGAGCTTCCGTCTGCGGAGATGTAAACGCATTACCTGCTGGTGCTGCGAAGCTGTTTCCAGAGATTGAAGCAGAGCCTTGAGCGTTCTTTCCGCGATAACCTACAGGATGGTATTCAAATGGGTTGATCTCGTTAGTGTCGTCAGGGTATTGAGGGTTGTCAGACTTCTTGATGATAACCTTGCCTGCGAACTTGCGACCAACAAGCATCTGAGGGTCTGTAACAATATCAGTTACACCCATAGCGTGAGCCATAGCGTTGATCTGCTCAAAAGCTTTATTGTTCTGTGTTCCGTCTTTCTTGATAACAAAGTAGTCTTGGAAAACAACTTTGTTCGCATACTTTTCACCAGTGATACGAAGCCAGAAAGAAAGCTTCATAGCGCCTGAGTCAAATGTTTTTTCTTCAATCTTTTCCAGCTTAAAGTCGTTGTAATGAACAGGCATAGGCTTGTTGTCGTTGCCGTTACCGTCTGCCACCTGAGCTGCGATGTCTGCTGTAGTTGTTGCGCCTTGTGGTGCTTGGAATGCAAAACTCATATATGTAAAACCTCTTTATGTTTTTAAGGAATGGCTGCCAAAAAGTTAAGCAGCCATTATATCATTTAATTACTTGGCTAGAACTTCTGAAAATACGTTGAAGAAAGTTGTTCCTTCAAATTCGTATGGAATGCTCTTTTGCTGCTTAATCGCCTGAATATTTACACGTCCTCCAAACTCTCGTGTTTTCGCATGGAAAGAACCGTCGCTATCAAGTCCGATTTTAGGTCCTTCAAGTCCGCGAGCAATATTCTGTTTGCTTAACTCACTGCCAACCGTTCCTGTCAGTACATCTTCATAGATGAATGCTACAACATCTGCCCACTGTCGAATACGATCAGGGATTTTAGGATTAACAAGATATACATCTTTAACTTGAAATCCTTCATCGTTACGTTGTTTCTTTTCTTTCATCTGGTCGTGACATACAAGAACAATATTGCACTCATACTTGGCCTGAATAGCATCAAGCAAGTCCAATATGTAATCCCACTTAGGGATTACGGAATCACGCCAAACGAAAGCGCCAAAAGCTTTACGACCACCGAAGTCTGCAAGAGTTTCAATCTGATGTTCTTGTACAAAAGCATCATTGATGTATGTCTCAAGCTTTGTGATAGTGTCAACTACAACAGACTTTGCACCGTTAGGCATTTCTGGAACTGGATCACCTTCAGCGCGTTCAGGTGCGAAATTGTAAATACTGAGTAGATCATTGATAAATTCCTGAACATTCTTAGGATCAGAAACCATCATACCTTTGTCTGTCAGACCTTTTTCCATGCGGAAATACAGAGGCTTTGGAAATCGTTTTGCAAGATTTGTCTTGCCCTTACCCTCTTCTCCGAAAAGTACAAACTTTCCGCCCATCTCTTGTTGTTCAATCGTATAAAAAGCCATAAAACCCTCTTTTATTTAATTTCTACAGAAATACTGCTTGTGTAGTTTACATCTGTAAAGCTTTGAATGTCAAGCAGTTTATCGTTATCTTCTTGTTCAATGAATTTTTTTAGAGTGCTTTTGTGTACACTTTGTTTAGTTTCAATCAATCCATCTGGTAATTCTCCGCCATTTTCAATAAATCTATCAAGCTCTTTCTGTTTAAGTTTGACATTCATACGGTTTGTTTTTTTGACTTTTACAGCTAACCCATCAATGTCAAATGATTCGCTTTTTACGCCATCATGAGAATTGTTATGCACATACTGCGCTAAAAGCTCTTTAATCTCATTTTGACGCTTAGCTAATGGATCAATGTTTTCCTGTAATTCTAAATACTCTTTTAGCAATGATTCGCTAGACTGCATCTACTCTCTCCACTTCTGGATTGTCTAAGAACTGACTTAGAATAATACGCAAAGGATTTCTACCTTTACCACCTGTTTTTAATTTTACCTTAACAACTGACCCTTGGTCAAACAATGTTTCCATAATCTCTTCGCGTTCGCGTTTCTTCCTGTTAATCATGCAAGGCAGGTTTTTAATTTCACCTTCAGAAAGACCTAAGTGTTTCTTATCGTGCAGGTGTTTAACAACGTCTTTAACACTCTTCTCGTACTTGTTAGAAGAAAGATAAAGCTTATAGTATTCTAGCTCTTTTTTCTTTACATATTCAACAAATTTAGCTGCCATTTTTGCGCTTTCTAAGTCTACTTTCTCGCAAAGAGGATCTTTCGCAAGAGCAAAAAGAGTCGCAAGCTTTAGAGCGAACATATAAGAACGAGTCATGATATCGTTAAGACCGATATTCTCTACTGAATCTGCAATATCTGCGTAAATCTCCTGATAATTATCAAGGTATTCGTCTGCATCATCATCGAACTCAATCACAACAGGCGTTAGGAGGTTAAACGGATCATCCCTATTCATATTATTAGGATGTGCAAGTCCGTTAGTCGCTGCTAATCGCATTGTAATCTGTTCGTACCAGCATTTAACATCATAAGGAATAGGCTTCTTATTTGTTCCTTTTGGCCGCTTATATCTTCTGTATTTCTCCTCTGGGAATACAACCATAAAACGGTTTAAGAAACCATCCTGAACAAGCGTCCGGTTAATTGAGGGTTCAAGTTTAGCAGGTGTTGTAATACCTGTATAGCTAAAACATGGGCTTAAGATACGGATAATCTCATCTTCTTCATCTTTTTCTTCTTTGGATTTCGTCTGTGTAGAATAAGACGTTCTTAGCCATGAATCTTTACCCATTAGCTCCATAATGTCAGCCATAAGCTCTGTCTGCCCTGCTGATGCCTTTCCAGAGCTTACACTCTCAACCCAGTGCGCCCATTCATCGTGGTTAGCAAGAACCCTAGGACACTGCTCAAGCTTTGAGAAAAGAGCTGGAGACGAGGTAAATCGACTTGCAAGCGTCTTTGCCTCTTCTTTTCTGATATTTGAAAATGCGTTAATAATTGTCTCAGGTATTTTGCGTGCAAATTCCTTACCGCAACCTGATTCACCAACAACAACAAAGTAATTATCTGTTGTCAACCCTGAATCATTTCGGAAGTCACGACCAAGCAACGTTCCAACCGTTTGAATAGCACCAACAGCATGAACCCAGTAAGAAGGCTTTGGCGCGATAGATAGCGACCACTTCATAATAGATCCAATAACTCCTGGCATTTCTTTTAGTTCTTCCGGTAAATCAAGATGCTCAAGCTTATGGCCTTCGTATTCGATAACAGACATTTCTACATTTTTTCTGTTTTCTAGGTAAGAACGCATATCTACCAGCATCGGCAGTTTTGGCCGCTCCCATCCGTAGTCATGCTCTGCTATCTCAATGATTGTGCCTATCGTGCATTTATTCTCTGAAGAGTTTTTATCGCCTTCTGCCCATTTTTTACGGCAATACTCATATCCTTTAGTTCCGTACTTAGACCCACCAGAAGACCAGTCGTTAAAGATTTCAAAGCCATCCTCTGAGCCTCCTGTTTCAAAATGTACAGCCATGCAGATTTTAAACCATTCATCATAATCAATGTCTGGATCAATCACTTGTAACGGGCTGATGATGTCTTCAATCGTGCATGACCCTTGTTCGGCCATATCGTGAATTATAGACTGCTTTCGTTCAATCTGTTCTACAATAGCGTTGTGAACTAAGGTGATCTTTTCAGGGTTGCTCTCGCTTGCCGATCTAGCCTGATATGTTCCACCTGACTTATGAAGACTACCGTATGCAACAACATAAGAACCTTTTGTTAAAAACTCAATGCCTTTATATTTCTTGTGCATTGATTTTCTAACTTTCTTTTCCTTGTCTTTCTTAAAGAAGTAATGGCGAGAACCAGCTCCTGAACCAGACTCTACAACGAACTTGCATTCTTTATCGATATCAACGCCTGAGTCTTCTAGTAGCTTTTTAAAGCCTTCCTCGCCTCCTTTTCCGTTGGCGCAATCAACATCAATAACTAGATCGTCTTCTCCTAGAACAATGCCAAAACCTGTTGGTACGCCATCTTCAAATGAAGACTCTATCTCTTTTTCCGTCAATCCTTCGGACGTTTGCCATTTAAAATCCCTAGGATGTTTTCCTGCGTTATCAGTCAAAGCACCGTCAACAATTCTTTCACAATGACCACCGCATGAACATTTTCCGTCAGGTTTAATAGGATATAGCTTGATTAGCTTAAAACCTGCATCAAGTAGAGAATAAACATTCTCTTGAAGGGTATCCCTGTCTAGGTTTTGTGTTATGTCTTGGTTCATAATCCCTCTATAACATTCATAATATCGTTTAGCGTCATGTATAGCAGATTATAGCAAGGCACGTTGTTGATCCTGCAAAGCTCAACGGCTGTTCTAGTTCCGCCTTGTACGTTTCCGTTATCTTCATCTGAGATATAAAAGCAAACATCGGATACTTGATTATCCATTCCGTAGACTTGATAGTAATTTCTGCCATGAAGCTTTTGCACCGCCTGTTTTGTGTTCCTAACCCAAGGCATGACTGACTGTTCTAGCTGTCCTACTGCGTATGCAAGATATTCATCGCTTGGTGTGTAAGCGTTTCCAATGTAAGGCTTGTTAAAACCATTCCAAGGTAGAAATACTTCGGTCATATC